CAATGCTAGATTGATCCATGGCTGGCATGTACTTTGTAAATAAGTCAATCACAATATCGCTAATCTTTTGGCTGACATAGTTTTCAGTCACAACTATCTTCTGCGTCCGGCCCGTATAACACATGCCGTCTAATTGGATCATCTTAATTGGCCCATTCACGGACTTAGCTGGGTTCAGTACCCAACCTCGAAAGATGTGATCATTTTGTCGGATATAAACGTCTGACCCGACCGGAAAAGCGTCCACCAGATCCCCCGTTACGTCCGGCAACTCCAACGAAAATGACCCTGATCGACTTGTCGCCGATAGGGTCACGCTGCATTTGCTGTATGCGATTATCATTTGTTCGACACCGCCTGGAGGTGTAATTTTAATCGTGGTGCCCATTACCATGCCCCTCCAGTTGCAAGCCCAAAGTCTTTACTGATCTGCTTAGATACTGTTTTAGCAAACTCATCCATACCATTTCTACCTACGATAGTGCCCTTATTTTCGATGTGCAGGTGGACTTCACGGTTTATGACCGTGCTTGTACTTGTGTGTTTTCCGATGCTCGCAATATTTTTGAGCATTTCCCGACTTAGAATAAACTCTCCAGTTTGTGCAATAATCGGGACTTCATCCGACTTGAGATTGCCTACCCAGCCACCGTCATGCTTCTTTTCAGTTTTGGTGCTTACCACGTTGTGCTTGGAACCAGGTAGATTCTCTGATCCTTTTACCCCGCCACCTACAAGTGCACCAGATTTATTGTCGTAATCTGAATAATTACCGCTCCTATCATAAACTCTGTCAACATCTCGGGTTCCGCTACTACTGCTGCTTCCACCGCCGCCGCCAGAGGTTCCGCCCCTTATGGGATTACCGTTTCCATCGTAATCCGTCCAGCCACTTGGCCCATTGTCATATTTGCGTGTTATATTACTTGAGAGGGCTGCGGAAAACTGTTGGCCAATTGACGCACCTGCTGCGACAAAGTCTGCCGATTTACTTGCTATAGTTGTAACTATGCCATCCATGGCGGTACCGACTTCACTCGTTTTGTCGCCTATGCCTGCGATCAGGCCGTCTATCGTATAGTGACCAACCTCCTGCATCACGGTTGAGGGGGATTGGATGCCGAGTATTTTTCGCATCCATGAGGGTATAGAGGCGGCTAGATTTTCCATTTTGGTTTTTAATGAGGTAAATTTATCGCTGACACCATTTATTAACCCCTGGATTATGTTTTTTCCAATCTGCAAGAGGTCGATGTTCTGTAAAAATTGCTTTGCTTCGCCCCACTTGTTTACTATGGTGGTTTTTATCTCGCCCATTTTATTAAGGACGGCGTCTTTCATTTCTTGGAATTTTGTTGTAACGGCTGTCCGTATTTCTGTGACCCTATTGGATATGTCGGTCTTGATATTGATCCAAGTTGTTGAGATAAAGTTTTTTACAGCGTCAAATATAGCTGTAGTGTTGGCCTTTAGTTGCTCCCACGCTAATTTAACTGCTCCAGGAATAGATGTGACCGTGGTGATTATATCAGTTTTTATGTTAGTCCAAGTCGTGGATATAAACGATTTCACTGCCTCAAATATGGCGGTGGTGTTAGCTTTTAGTTGATCCCAAGCTACCCTTACCCCGCCGACGATTGCTTCTATCGCACCGCCGAATATTTGTTTTATGCCTTCCCAAATCTTGCCGAACGCTTTACTGAGATTGCCAAAAATAGCTTGTGAATCTTCGCTAAGGCCCTCAAAATCCCCGGTTACAAGGTCGATAATGAGCAAAATCGCGCCAAGGAATATATTTTTGATAACATCCCATATGCCTTTAAAGAAGTCTTTTAAGCCGTTAAATATAGTTTCTAGCCCACCCTTCATGCCATTAAAAATGTTGGTAATTCCGTTAGCAAACGGCGTAACAATTGCTATTACAGTATCTTTAATTGCATTCCAGACAGCTATGGTTGTAGACTTTATAGCTTCCCAGGTATCCGAGGTGAATGTTTTTATGCCTTCCCATGTATCCGCAAAGAATTGTGATATGGAATTTAGCGTGGTGCTAAAGTATTCCTTTATCGCGCCCCATATTTCCGTAATCTTGTTTTTTGCTTCTTCAAATTTTGTTGATATGGCTCTCTTTATCTCTTCAAATTTCGTTGAAATAGTTGTAAGCAGCTCTCCGGCTTTTGCTTTGATCTCGTCCCAATTTTTATAAAGCAATACGCCAACCGCGACTAATCCGGCTATGGCCGCCACCGTAATGCCAATAGGTCCTGTTAATATCGCCAATGCTCCGCCCGCCGCTGTGATTGCACCAGATACTGTGGCGAATACTCCGGCAAGAACGCCGATTCCTGAAGCCATCGCCCCGACCACAACCAACAATGGCCCAATAGCTGCCGCTATTCCTGCTACCGCAAGGACTACAGTCTGTCCTGTGGGGGAAAGATTCGCAAACCCTTCAGCCAGCGATTTCACGGCCGGGACTATGCTATTTTGAATAATATCAGCCAGCGGTAAGAGCGCTGGACCTATTGCCGCTTGCAGTTCTCGCATTGCGGATGTAAGCGCCAAGCCGGGGTTGTTTGCTTTCATGGCTTCTGCTGCTTCGCTTGTGGCCCCCCTGAAATCGCCTATACCATTTACGCCTTCGGCCATCGCGACGATAACCTTGGAGCGCACATCTTCCCATTGGGTCCCGAATAAGGCTGTTCCAGCGATGTTCTGCTGCATTGGATCGTCCATCGCGGCTAGTGCTGCAATCGTCGCGGTAAAGGCTTGCTGTCCCTTTTCGCCGCCCTCTGCAATAGCTGCGCCCATTTGGTCAGCGTTCAGGCCAATGGCGGCAAACCCTTCGGCCGTAGCCTTGCTCCCATCTTGAGCTCGAATGTTGAACTCTTTGACGGCGTCGCCAACTTTGTCCATATTAAATGCGCCAGCCTGTGCGCCAGAGATTAATATGCCCATCATCTGATCGGCTGACATGCCCATGGCTGAGAACTGAGGGCTATATTCATTCAGGGTATCAAGCAATTCGCCGGAATAGTCGCCGCCTTTTTGAAATCCAACGGTAATGAGGTCCATTGCTGATTGGCCGTCAATCCCAAAGTTCTTCATCATAGTCCCGGCTGTTTTGGTGGTATCGGTTACATCTGTCTCAAACACATCAGCGATGACCATCGCCCCGGTAGCTACTGCCTGCAGTTCGTTTTCGGCCAGCCCTGCCATGTTCAGCTTGACATTTTTGACCGCATCTGTTGCGGTTGTGATATTTTCGCCAAAACCGGTTTTCCAGACTTCTTGCGCTACCGTGCCAAGGTTGCCAGCCTCTTCAGATGTGATACCGAGCTGTGCCTGTAGTTTGCCAGTGGCAGTTTCCGCATCGACGGCTCCCTTGAGCATCGCCCCGCCCGCAGCGAGGATTGGAGCCGTTACGCCTACGGACATCTTTTCGCCGACGCCCTTTAGCTTGTCGCCCATGCCACTTATTCTGTTCGCGTTACTTTCAGCCGCGTCGCCGACCTCATTTAAGCCCGTTGTTGTACCAGATAGCCTGCTTTCAAAGCTGGCTAGTTGTTGTTCGGCCGCAACTACTTCACGCTGAAATGCGCGGTAGGCTCCTTCCGAAATCTCGCCCCTGGCAAACTGCTCGTTGACTTGTTGTTGTGCTGCTTTAAGAGCATTCAGCTTTTCCTTGCTGTTTTCCACGGCTTGAGCAAGGAGTTTTTGCTTTTGAGCGATCAGTTCAGTATTGCCGGGATCCATTTTTAGTAGTTTTTCAACCTGTTTTAATTCGGATTGAGTATCTCGTGTCGCTTTATTTACGTCCTTTAAGGCTGCTTGTAAACCTGTCGTATTGCCCTCGATAAGGACGCTGATTCCACGTATAGATTCTGCCATATCACCTACCCCCTAAAATAGCCCAATCTGATCTGCATAAACTCGTTCGGGCTTTTCTTCCTGCTTTTCTGCGCTCTCTAAATTTGCTACGATTAACATATCGAAATAGTGTTCAAGTTCCGTATCATCCACCTGTTGCTGTGTCCAGCCCCAGGACCGGGCTGCGGACAGGTAATAAAAAATGACGGTCTGGTAAGCGTTTAGCTCTGGACCGTCGTTTGTGCGTTTTTTGATGGCGGGAACTCGTCAACTTTGCCGGATACCTGAGCATTCACCCAACCCGAAACCGCCTGAATCGTTGGAGTGAAGTCGCATAGGTCCAGTTCGTCTAGGATTAACTCAGCGGTTACCTCGGGGTTGTTAAAGACTGCCACAATGACCCCGGCCATCTTCTCCATAACAGATTCGTCCATCATGGCTTCGGCTTGTCCCATATTGCCGACTTCTTTTTGCATCTTCGCGACAGCCCGCCAGCTTCCCATTTTGAGTTTGCGTGCTGTATATGTTTTATCGCCCAGTGTAATTTGTGGTGCTTGCATAAATACCTCCATATAAATTAAGGCGGGCACTCAGCCCGCCAGTTTATTTAAGCTCCAGTTTTAAAATTTGACACGTTGATTGCCGCAAGCGCATTGCCCACCAGGTCATGTACGCCAGTTGTGCAGATAGCGATGTAGTCAGTCGTGGCGTCAAGAGCATTTGTCGGGTTAAAGGTGACAATCTTATGATCTGTGTCAATGGACAACGCACCCGCAATAGCAGTGCCGTCGTCCTTCATGACGAAGAAATTAGCCCCTGTCATGTCGGTGGATTGGATCGCCTCGTTAAATGTCCAGACAACATTTGCAGTCTTGTCAAATGCGCCCTCAGCATCGGCAGGTACAACCGTAACTGTCGGGGCTGCTGCATCGGCTGCACCAAGAGGGCCGGCTGTGTACCATGCAGTACCGGTTCCTGCTACGTAGTTAGGATCGTCGCTTCGGGTTGTCCGTTTGTACTTGCCATCAAAGATTAAACAGGTAAATTTACCGGATAAGCTCGGGACCTGGAACTCAATGCCTTCCTTTTTCGTCGCGAATTTTTCTTCATTTGCAACAAATTTTCCCTTTAGCAACCAGACGTAGCCCACGGTACCATCGCTCAGCAGCGTCTGGAATCCGATTGCAACGTCAGGAGATATATCATCGTCTGCATAGGACACGACCCCGCCCGCTGCATTATGACCCAGCAGGGCCAATCTCTCGGCTGGCGTCAGGTCCGCAACGCTCATACTCACCTCAATTTCGCCGATTGTGTTAGCCGTGATTGCAGGACCATTATCCGCAAAAAGAGTGACCACTGACCCGTTAGGATTGATTGCTATTTCCGTGACGCCCGCCATCGCAACCGCCGCCGCATAGGTTGGGGTTGCCGATGTGGAGTCACTGCCCGCCGTCATTAGTGCGTAATGGACGTCTGATACGCCGATTACTGCTTTACCACTTGCCATTTATTTTACCTCCTAGTTTGTTAATTGAATTTCGTAAATTATCTCGATCAGTTTTTCTGAATCAATCCAGACTTCAGATTTTCCGTATGGCATTTTGTTTGCCTTGAAAAGCGCCTCAATTGCCGCTTCGTTGGTCAAGTCTTTTTTGTCCGCATAGAATTCGACGTGGAAAAAATCAAGGCTGACATCGTTCTTGTTGTCAGCCATAAGGTCTTGGTTATATTGGAATGTATAGCAGATGAACGGGGGATCTGTTTGCTCGCTAAAAGCCATGTATGCCACGGGCAAGCCAAGGGTTTCGAGTAGCGTATATAGTTCAGCCTGTGTCATGACTTACCCTCCGTTCTGGACGATTCGTTTAATCTCATCCGCTAATTGCTGCACATATTTTTGATCTGCCGGACCAATATGAGGATACGCCCTAACGCGTCCGCCACCTCGTTTCGCATGACCGAATTCAAGCAGATGAGTGAGTTGGTAATTTGTTTTGTTCCAGACAATGCGCCTCGTCAATCCGTGCTTGTCCTCTTTTTTCTTGCGCCAGCCTTTAGTGTAGTCCCCGCTCTGGTCAGCATAGGGATAATTCGCCTTTACTTCTGCAAGTACCTGGCCCGCTACTTCATCAACCTTTTTTTCTACGGCTTCGGACACCTCTTCAGTGTATTCCAGGACGGCGTTTGCGATTTCATTAGCTAATTGATTGAGGGATATATTGCTCACCTAATAACCACCTCTTTGCAAATCAGATATAATTCTCCTTTGCGTTGGCGACTACTATCAACGTAAGTGATCTCTAGCGTTCTTCCTTTCCAGAGTATCCGCATGGTGGCAACTACCCTGGAAGTATATCTCATTTTAATCTTGTGGGTGGCTTCGGTTAACACCTGTGCAGAATAAAAAGTCTCGTTGCCTCCCGTTGTTTGCACATTCGCCCATGCCGTCCGCCAAGTCTGCCATATAATAATTTCATTACCAATATTGTCCCGGTTGCGAGATGCTATTTGGATAGTAATTTGTTGGTCCAATTCTCCCGCGTTCACATCGGCCACACCCTATCTAGCCCGAGTAGGGCTTTAACGCCAAAGGGGATCTCGCTCAATGCCTTTTCGGTCGATTGCTCCCTGCGCTCGTATAAATGCCCAATAAGCAACAACATCGCCTGCTTGACGCGCTTCGGTACATCACTTGCCGCATCGCCATAACCAGCTTCAAATTCGACCACAACACCGTTAACAGGCCTTAATGTGGTTGTAGGCCAAGTCTTACCATAAGCCAATGAAACGCGTCCGGGCTCGCTCTTAGTGTCAACAAAATAATCTGCAGTGTCCATGGTTGCGGCTGTATTGTCCGTGCCGTAATACTTGATACTGCTCACGGCCTGTAGTGGGGGTAAAGGTATCCTGATGTAATCTTCACTTGGCCAATCGTCAAGCCAGAGCTCCCATATCGCGGTAATATATTGCCGATTCTGGTACCCTTCGCACCATTCCCGCGCGGTTGTGATTAGCGCTTCTAGTAGGGTGTCCTCTGCGCTTGTGGGAGCATCTTTAATGATGGACACGCCAAACTCGCAAGCGGCATTTGCTACGGTAGCCACAACGCGGATATACTGTTTTGCGCCAGTATAAGACTTCTCGTATGTCGCGTTGTTGTTTGCGGTTGTGACTTGTGTAAATGATCCGCCTGCCCAATCAGTGTAAGTTGCGTCGTCGTCACTCTCTTGGACTTTTACGTCTACTGTACCACCTGTGCCGTTTGTGCCAGCTTCAAATAGGACCAAGGCCGAATAGCCGAGCACGTCTACGCCAGTACCTACAAGGCTATACGATGCGGCTATAACGTGACTTCCGGGGGCTATGCTCTGTGCGCTAGTTAAATCATCGGCGAAGGATGTGCTATCTATGCGACAATGGAGTTTCACTTCTAACAGACTTACTGGTTCAATTGTTGGTGCTGTTTTCAGATATAATGCCAATTAAAAAGCCTCCTTTCTGGAGGATTAAAATAAGAGAGGCCCGCTTACAAGCAAGCCCCATAAAATATTTAAGCAGCTACAGTGACTACGCTGTTAGGACTGAGTGGCTTGTATGTCATGTACCACTTGATAACACCAGTTGCCGCGGCAGATCCTTTGAAATTAATATTGCCTATTGGCACTAAGAATTTACAATCCTTTACTGTTACGGGGTCGATTATTTTAGCCCCGTTCGTATCCGGTGTTAAAACGCCTGTCGCTCCAACAAAACGGTAGCTTGTGCCTGCTGCATCATTGTCTATCGCTACAGTGGTAGAGAGCGCTACGGTGGCGGCTGGCGTGGTGGTTGTAGCTTGGAGGGTACCATTGGCTGCCCCGACAAGTACAGTGGTAACGATACCATAAATTCCAGTCACTAAGATTGGCCCGCCGGTAATCGTAAACAAGGGGTCATTGCCATTTAGGACTGCGCCGTCTGCTTTTTCGATACATCGCTCGGCGATGGCCATACTTGTGTCTATATTACCTTGCAAATACTCTAGCCGTTCAAGCATGGAGCCATCTCTGTTTGCCACTACTTTATTGCTTGAGAATTGATTATTATTGTTGTTGACGCCCAACGCGTTACTGGCATTGTCGCGTAATAAAAAACCCATTTACACTACCTCCTTATAAGATTGAGAGCGGGGGAGAGATCCCTCACCACAATAATTAAGCTATTTCTGTAGGCGACTGATCTCCGCCATATCGAGCGCCGCTGAGAATTGCAACTGCACTTGCTATAGTTGATCCGCCAGGGTTACTCCATTTGAGTTCCAGGCATGGATAGCCATCGGATAGATCGGCGGCATCAATTTCAATGACGTACATTGTGTTGTCGTTTCCGGACACATCAATACCTGTCGCGGCCTCGGCTTTTGTTCGCGCCCCCAGAGTATCTCCAAGTGCTGTGGTTTCAGCGTAATAGTAAAAATCAATAGCGGTATCTGTAGTTGGGTCAAAGTCATCACACTCTTCAATGGTAATATTACCCGCGTCGGCATCAGCTACACCAACCTGAACAATAATTGTTGCGTGTGAATAGCCCCGCATGCTAAAAATCTCAGATGCAGCTACGCCGCCGGCTGTATCGACATCGATCGGCGGAAGAATATTTACTACATGTCCCATTTCTGCAATGTTAAATCCTGACATTCTGTTATTACCTCCTTATACTTTAATTAGTCACGAGCGGCCAAGGCCACGAAGGGACTCAGCTGGTTACTACCCTTGAATGGAGTAAGGGCGCTCTTCCAAGCAGGTTGTCCGTCAAAGCGATATACAAAGCGGAAAGCGGTTTCATTGTAGTCAAATCGGATATGAATTGAAGTGGCCGTTTTGATACTGCCTTTATCAATTGCTTGATATTGACCAAAATCAGCAAGAACTATATCACCCAAGTCACCGACAGTAGCCCCGTACTCAACGGGAATAACCGGACGTCCAAACAGGCTACTGTAAGGAGATGAACTCAATCCGCCGGCAGGAAGATAAACAGGCACGCCGCCCGTGCCCACAGAAATGGCCATGCCATTGAGTTGGGGCTCGCAATCTTGATTAATCAACCATACAGCGTTTTTACGCGAAGGGGCCCAGCAGCGAGACCACATATTATTTACATTTTCAAAAATAATAGAATTTGCCGCTTGGTCTGTCTCTTTAGATACTGTCACAAGAGAACCGGAATTAATAATGCCTAAGGGTTGTCCTGCGCCTGTGCCATTAACAATTGCATCCTCTGTTTTAAAGTTAATTTCCAAAGGAACTCGAGACATAAGAAAAGCTTCAAGCGCAACGGCATCTTCAAGAAGATCATCAGTCACATAAACGAGAGCTGTTAATTTCTTGAGATTGAGTTCATTCAGGCCAAATTTCGGTTTTGAACCAGTAATCTTATCCGCTTCGCCTTCCCAGTACGCCCTAATTCCACCCCAACGAGAACCATTAACGCGGGAAGCCTCGTCAACACCCGGCACTTTTAAACCATTTTTCCCTGGGCCAATAGGTATAGTATCGCAGAGCTTGAGAATTTCACCCGTGCTATAAACTCGTTCAAAAATCTTTGAAGAAAATTCTTGTTGAACAAGAAATCCGCCATCACTCGGGACTGATTCGCTTGCCCCAGAGGCGGCATTGAATAATCTTTGATCAACCCGGCCCGCATTCTCCGGCCTACCTGCTTGATATACAGCCATAGCCTGCTCGCCGAGGTTGGTAAACTTATTCTCATTATGACTCTTTGGTTGAGCATAAACCGGCGCAACATCAGGCACCTTTGCTGCGGCTTCAGCGGCGAGACGTTCTTCTTCCATCTTATTAAGTTCTTTTCGAGCCTCAATCTTAGCCTTAGCAGACTTAATTCCATTCATTTTTACGGTGATTTCTTCGGCTTTTGCTTCGGGATTGTCGAGGATTGCTTTGGCTTCGTTTTCGAGTTGAGCGAGTTTTGCTAATAATTTATCCAATCTAATCATTCCTTTCGTTTTTGACATAACAAAAGCCCTAGAGTATTAACTCCAAGGCTAATTTTGCTTTAAGCACATCTGTGTTTTCCTGCTCCGGTTCGGGTTCCGGTTCGGGTTCGGCCCGCGCCTTTATGCCTTCTTTAATTGTTTTGAGATAGTTTCTCATCTTATTCAGGACCTCGGCAGGGATCATGGCAGAGTGGCTTATACTTGCTACGAGTTTATTCCCTTCGTCAAACATTATTTCATCGACAAACCCTTTTTCTAGCGCCTCTTGAGCGTTAAGCCAAGTTTCTTTATTCATCATGCTTAGTAGTTCTTTTTGTTCCATACCTGTTTTGAGCAAGTAGGCATTCGAGATTGAAACATTGTAATTCTTTAGCACCTGTGCTTCATGTTCTAATGCCCTGTAATCCCCCCAGGCGTGTGATGAAACATTATGGATCATTAACTGAGCCGTTGGAGAGATTAGCAGTTTCTTTACTCCCATAGCAGCGAGTCCAGCCGCACTCGCGGCCACTCCGACGATCCGCCCGACTGAATTTCCTGTGTAGCTCTTTAGTGCGGTGTATATTTCTGATCCAGCGTACACATCACCACCAGGGCTATTAATATCAATTTCAATATCTTCTCCATTTGCGGCTTCAATTTGCGAGCTTATATCTTTCGGGCATACTGCTTCGACTTCGAACCAATCGTACAACCATTTATCGTTGTTAGAAACAATCACACCTTTTATGTCGATCTTCACTTCATCCTGCCTCCTTTCTTTGGATCATATTGTAAATTTCCTCAGCCATAGCTTTTGCACTATTAGTGGGCTCAATTGGTTTCCCGGCCTCGTGCATATTCAAAGGCTCCAGGTAAATATCTCCCGCAGGTCCTATGCCGTTCATGTTTTCAAGTTTTCTTATATCGTTCACCGACAACCAGCCCCATTGACGCCCTACAGCATAAGCATCGGCCCTGCTCTTGGCGTCACCTCGGAGTAATGAATCGACCTTAAACTCCAGGTAAAACCCGCTCATGCGTTCACACCGCGTTAATAATTGCATATTAAAGTTTTCTTCCCAGCGTTTAAACCACGGGAGCATGGTATAAATGATAAATTCTAGCGATTGGTGCTCAATGTTGTTATTTGTACTGCGTGTAAGCTCTTGAATTAAGTGCATCGGTACTCGATAAATGCGAGCAATGTCCTCTATCTGGAATCGTTTACTCTCAATCAATTGGGCGTCAACCGGCTTGATGGTCAATTGCCCAAAGGTGCCCCCGCCTTCAAGGAGTATAGGCTTTCCCGCATTAGCTAAGCCGGTATAACTTTTGGCTAAATCTGCTTTTAATCTTTGGTACGACGACTCTGTCAGCTCGCCCGGAAATGAAAAAACACCGCTTGCATGAGCGCCGTTTTGGTAGAACTTATTTCCAAACTGTTCATAAGAAAGTCCTAATCTTATTGCAGAAGTGGCGTATTCGATGGGCGAAAGACCGACTATACCATTAAAGCTTATCCCTGGGACATGGAAAATGTCACTCCTTGGGAATTCTACCTCTTTTGCTCCGTCTCTCACTTTATAAATGAGCTTGTTGGTAGTGGGGTCTCTGTCTATATTAACTCTGGACCACTCGTAAGGGTATAGCCCAAGGAGATTATCTCCCTGTTTCAACTTCTGACAAACTGCATTTCCGCCCGTGTTAAGGCCAACCATACACATTTCCTTGAATGAAAATGGGCTC